AAAACCACATTGAGTGGGACTGGAAAGAGGTTGCTAAGTACAACCCAAACTACAGTAAGTTCATTAAAAAAGAAATGCTACGAATTGGTGAAGACTCAGACGAGTTCCAGATGTCTTACTGCAACAAGTGGCTTCTTGAACGAGGTATGTTTGTTACTTCCGTTGTAATGGATGAACTAGGCGATACCTCGCAAGAAACCGTAAAAGCTTGGCATAGAACTCCAGTAGTTGTAGGTATTGACCCAGCCCGTAAAATGGACTCAACGGTTGTTACGGTTGTATGGGTAGATTGGGATCGCCCAGATGAGTTTGGTTATTACGATCATAGAATTTTAAACTGGTTAGAGATTCAAGGCGATGACTGGGAAGATCAGTATTTTCAAATCGTAACTTTTTTAAGTAACTACGATGTACTAGCTGTTGGTGTGGATGCAAACGGTGTTGGAGATGCTGTTGCTCAACGCCTTAAGTTGTTGTTACCTAGGGCTGAAGTTCATTCAATTGGAAGTAGTCAACAAGAACAATCTAAGCGTTGGAAGCATTTAAAGGCTCTGTTAGACCGTCGTATGGTTGGTTGGCCAGCCCACGCTAAAACACGTCGTCTGCGGTCATGGCGCAGGTTCTACCAACAGATGACGGATCTAGAGACTAAGTTCCAAGGACCTAACTTTTTAGCCCATGCCCCAGACGAAGCCCACGCACATGATGATTACGCCGATTCTTTGGCCATTGCCTGTGCCCTAACTATGGACTTAACAATGCCTCAGGTGGAGATGTCCTCATCCCCATTTTATGGCAGATAATTTAGACTTTACTATGAGAACTTTCTCGTAATAATGGATACTTTAAACCGAGGCCTCAACCTTATATAAGGAGTCATAATGACAATAGCACCATCACCTAAGTTCCCAGAGCGTCCAGGTACTGTTTACGACCGCAAGGTTGCATCAGCACTTCCAGGACAACGTGGTCCACTTCGCTTCGAAGAAGGTATCGCAACCGATACCGATGTGCCACAAGAGTTTTCTAAGGGAGCATCACAGGCGTACCAGCCTGCAGCAGGTCGTCCAAACCGCAATGCAAATGTATTCGAAAAGACCGCAGAAGAGACAATGCGTGAGCGTGCTCACGTTGGTTCTGCTTCATGGGTAGAAGCACCAACTCACTTAACTGAGTTTTCAACAGGTGCATTTACTGATCACGGTTCAAATGTTTTCGAAGAAGCATTTCGTGACGGTGGACACCAGCAAGCTGCAAATCCTGCAGTAGTTCAGGACTAATTTAGTTTCTCGTCCCCCGTTTACGTTTTGTACGTAGCGGGGGCGAGAACTTATTTGTAAAGGTACACCATGGCATATATTCAAGGTAAGGCAGTTCAAGAGGGTCCTAAACAGATCCCAGCTAACCCACGCCTTTATAACATGGTTAGAATGCAAGCATCATCTCGTTTCTCAAAAGAATCCCCAGCATCTGGTCACTGGATTCACACCAAGTATTCTCAAATGGGTGGAAAATACGTAACTTCTAAAAAAGATATTGATCCACGTAATAGAGATCTTGTAGAAGAGAAAAAAGAAAAAGACAAGAAAAAGGCCGTCAAGAAGGTTGCAAAATCTGTTGGTAAGGGCCTAATTAAGGGCGAAGCACGCAGGTAGAAATTCACGTTATTTCTAGCACTGCTACCATAATCGCCTTAACAGTTTTTAGAGAGGGAATATACAGTGAGTTCAATTGACTTCTCACCGCCAAGTTATAGGGCGGCGTCAAGCGATTTAACAATCTCAATTTCTCCTCTTGGTTTAGTAGAACTTGCCGATGAAGAGTTTGAAGTACACGGGCCACGCCTCAACCGTTACTCAATGAACTGGGCAATGTATCTTGGTCATCATTACTCATACCGCCGTCAAACCGGTGAAGCGCAAGTAGCGCTAAACTACTACCGTGCATTTACAGACTTCGTTATCAACTTCACTTTTGGAAAAGGCGTTCAGTTCCGCTCTCCAAAAGAAACAGAAGCAATTGTCCCCGACATCCTTGAACGAGTTTGGGAAATTGATAACAACAAAGCAACAGTACTTTGGGAAATTGGACAGCAGGGTTCCGTATCGGGAGACTGTTTTATCAAGGTTGCTTACGAAGAGGAATACACAGATCCTGCGGGTCGCGTACACCCCGGCCGTGTTCGCATTCTGCCTCTTAATTCATCTTTCTGTTTTCCAGAGTTTCATCCTCACGACCGCGAGCGTCTTATTCGTTTTAAGCTCAAGTATCGTTTCTGGGGAACCTCGCTTGAAGGCACACGACAGGTATTTACCTACACAGAAATTTTAACTGATGACATTATTGAAGAATATATCAATGACGAACTTATTGACTCTCGCCCTAATCCGCTTGGCGTTATTCCTGTTGTCCATATACCAAATTTCCGTGTTAGTGGTTCTCCTTGGGGTCTGTCTGATTGCAATGACATTATTAGCATTAACCGTACTTATAATGAAACTGCTACTGACGTTGCCGATATTGTTAACTACCATGCTGCGCCGGTCACAGTTATTATTGGTGCAAAAGCGTCACAACTTGAAAAAGGCGCAAACAAAGTTTGGGGTGGACTTCCTAAAGAAGCTCGAGTAGAAAACCTTGAAGGCGGTGCCCAAGGACTTAAGGGCGCTATGGAATTCATGGAACTACTTAAGAAATCAATGCACGAAATGGTTGGTGTTCCAGAGTCAGCCCTTGGTCAGGCAATGCCTGTATCAAACACATCCGGTGTTGCTCTTTCTATTATGTTCCAGCCTTTGATGAATCGTTATCATCAAAAGATTATTCAATACGCACACGGACTAGAACGCGTTAACGAACTTATTCTTCTTAACTTAGCAATTAAAGAACCAGAGATGTTTACATGGAACCCTGAGTTCAATACACCTTTAAAGCCTGGTCAAGTAGCGCAACTTGATCCAAATGATCCAATTACGTATCGCTCAATTATTCAGTTCCCACAGCCTCTACCTTTAGATAAATTGATTGCTCTTAACGAAGCGCAGACAATGATTTCTCTTGGTCTTGAGTCAAAGGAAGGCGCTCTTCGTGCACTTGGCGAAGAATTCCCAGCAGAGAAGATGAATGAAATTCGTCAAGAATTGATGGATGATGCCAAGGCTGATGGCGCACTTCAAATGCTAAAGAATGAAATTGCTGCAGAAATCACTAAGTTGACAGGCTTTATGCCTGGTCCCGATGGGGCCCCGGGTCAACCTATGATGAATCCAGAATCAGGCATGCCTATGGGCGGCCAAGCTAGAGCGGCAACCCCCGTACTTGATGAAGCTCAACAAATGATCTTCCAAGGCGAGCAAGAAGTACGAAATCGTCTAGTAACCGAAGCCCACGGAACTAAACTTCCTCAGCGACGTTTACCAGATGATTACGAAAAATAATCAGTTTAGGCTGTAATTTTTCACAAGAAAGAGAAAAATTAGTACCAACGTTAGGTCATACGTGCTCTCATATCGGATAACGACCCCTAGAAAAGGATGTATACATGTCAGAAGGTTTAGAAGCTACAGTCGCAGCCGCATTTGCGGGTGAGACAGGAACTACTCCAGTAGTAAATATGTCTGGCGCTGACGCGTCAATTGCTACTACTGCATTGGTCTCTGATGAAAAAACTAATTCAAAGTTTTATACAGAAGAAGACCTTGCAAAAGTTCGTACTCAAGAGAAGTCAAAACTTTACCCAGAGATTGAAAACCTTAAGGAAGAGTTAAACTCTCTTAAAAAAGAACGAGAAGAAGAAATCGCTCGTAAAGTTGCAGATGAAACAGCTAAGTCTGAATCAGAAGCACTTAAGGCTAAAGAACAAGCAGAATCAGAACTTGAAGTTCGTGATCTGCTTAAAGTTAAAGAAGCCGAGTGGCAGGAGCAATTGGAGCGTGAACGTCAAGAACGTGAACGAGCCTTCGCTCTACTAGAGCAAGAACGTAACTTCACAGACCTTCAAAACTACCGCAATCAGCGTGTAGAACAAGAGCGCGAAGCCATCATGCCAGAACTTCTTGATCTTCTAGCGGGTAATACTCGTGAAGAAGTCGAAGCAAGCATCGAAGGACTTAAAGAACGCTCAGCAAGAATTCTCGAGTCGGCGCAGCAAGCAATGCAAACCGCACGTAGAGATATGACTGGTACAAGGGCAACCTTGCCGCCAGCCGGACCATTGGACACTAATTCGGGACAACGTTCGTTTACGGCGCAAGAGATTGCGTCAATGTCAGTTCAAGAATACGCACAATACAGAGATAAGCTTATGAGCCCAGCGGCTCGTGGCGTAACTCAGGGCATGTTCGGAAACCCCTAATCCAAAACCCATACATAAGGAGCTATAGCTAAATGGCATCTGGAATCACGGGTACCGGCAACCTCGCTGCGTCCCCAACCGCTTACTCAGGTACAAATACCCAACTCACTCAGGCAATTCAGCAGATCTGGTCAAAGGAAATCCTTTTCCAG